CCCAAAAAGCTTGCCGACGAACTCGGAACGCCGCTCACCACGATAGCTTCCTGGGGTCCGGTCAACTTTATTCCCCGCTGGTGGAAGGAGCCGATCCTCGCCGCCGCGGTGCGTTTGAACCTTCCGCTCGCGCCGACGGATTTCCCCACACCAGAACAACGCCAGCCGCGCCCGACCAAAGCTGAAGCGGCATGAGCATGGAAACATACCATGCGCAGGTCATGGAGGGCAGGGAGTTCGCCCGCCGCTGGCGTGAACTCCGCGCCAATGGCGTCCCTCTGCCCAATTTGTTCCCGCTTCCCGATGGAGAGACCGGACCTGCTCCGCGCCCATTCCCCTATTTCGATCACCGCAACTGCTCACAATGGGAGAGGGGAGAATGAGTAGTCGTCTCGCCAATTTTCTGGCCGCCTTGTTCTTCTTGCTTAGCCCGGTCGGTGTGCTGGCTGTGTGGACTGTCTGGAAATATCCCGTCGCTCTTGCGATCATCTTCCCGATTGGCGTGGCGGCTCTCGCTATAATCCTCGTCGCCTTCTCGCTCGACGAAGAATCGTTCCATGAGCCTGTTCACGACGATTCCGATACTGAGAGGCTCTCGGGGCTGCTTCATGGGCGGGGTGAATAGCCATGCTGCAGCGCAACGTAATGCCACGTGACGGCGGCGTAACAACAAAGAACTATCGCAACGCCGTTGCTGAGATCATCCGCAAGATCCAGCTCACCAGCGATTTGACAGACCTTGATCTTGCTGAGCGCATCGGATGCAGCGTCGGTACAATCCGCAACGCTCGGAACGAACAGGCTGACTTGGGAGCCATTTGGCTTGCCAAGATTGAAGCCGAGTTCGGGCCGGGGAGCATCGATCCTTATCTAAGGCTCGGAGGAAGCCGTTCGGTTCCCATTGATCCCGATGAGAACGCCGACGCTCTTCCTGCTACCACCGCTGCTGTTCATTACCTCGCCAGCGCGATGAGCCCGAACAGTCCCGGTGGATCGACCATAACCCACCAGGAACTGCTCTCTCTAGAACCATATCTCGATGCAGCGATCAAGGCGCTTTCGGCTCTGAAATGCAGGGCTGAGAAGGTCCGCGCAGCATGAATCACACCAACAGATCAGCGTCCTCCCCTTGGACGCCAACTGCCGGGTTTAATGCCTGGCTTTTTATAGGAGAGGGAGGGGTTCGGGCGCGTGCTTCGCACCGGGCTCTTGTCCTTCGGATCGAGCCCCTACGGGTCTCGCCGCTTCGCGCTTCGATCCGCTCGCGCATGGCTTCCATATGAGCAAGCGCGCCCCTCAATTCGAGCGACGGGAGCGGGATTTCTACCCGACGCCCTATGAGGCCGTGTTGCCGCTACTTCCGCACTTGCCGAAGGGCGCAACATTTTGCGAGCCATGCGCTGGAGACGGTGCGCTGATCCACCATCTCGCGCGTCATGGCCACTATTTCGTGTGCGCGTTCGACATCGAGCCAAGGTGCAGCCTTGCGTACGAGGGTGACGCACGCACGCTCTGGAGTGATGGCAACCCTGATTTCTATATTACAAATCCGCCGTGGGTTCGGGACATACTTCACCCAATCATCGAGAACCTATCGCGTCATCTTCCGACCTGGCTGCTCTTCGACGCCGATTGGATGCACACCCGACAAGCGGCTCCCTACATACCTCTCTGCCGGAAGATTGTCAGCGTCGGCCGCGTCAAATGGATCCCGGACTCCAAGTTCACCGGCAAGGATAACGCCTGCTGGTATCTCTTTGATGCTCATCAAAGCGGCCAAGCCCAGTTCATCGCGAGGGCTGTATGACCACCACCTCCATCCCCACACATCAATACAGAAACAACGAGCCCATTGCTCCTGTCATCTCCTGGCACACAGACGCAATCCAGGGATCATCCGATCTCCTGAAAAGCCTCCTAGCCTACGGGATAAGACACGGTGGTCTTCCCAATATGTCCGTCAACGACTGCCTCACAACCTACAGGGCTCATTTCCCTGAACGAGATTGGGGGCGGCGGACTTAGCAATGCTGCTCCATCTTACCATCCCCGGCGTTCCGATCGCCAAAGGTCGCCCGAAGCTCACAACTCAAGGCGGATTTGCTCGCGCCTATACGCCAGTAAAAACCCGCCGTTACGAAGATCAGATCCGGTGCGAAGCTTATGACGTGATGGCAGGCCGTGAGCCGCTCCAGGAGCCTGTCAGCGTCACGGTGACGGCCTATGTGCAGCCGCCCAAGAGATTGTCGTCAGCCAAGCGCATAGATGCCTGTGCGGGCGTCCTGAAGCCCCAGACGCGTCCCGACGTGGACAACTACGCCAAAGCGGCTCTCGACGGCTGTAACGCCATCGTCTTCCGTGATGACAGCCTCGTTACCGATCTCATCGTTCGTAAGCGCTACTCGGAAACTCCTCGCCTCGTCATCACCATCGAGACGGAGGCTGAGTATGGCTGAGTTCCCAGCCCTTCCGCTTTGGACGGATGCCTACCTTGGCGACACAACACATCTAACCACGATCGAGCACGGCGCCTACTTGCTGTTGCTCATGACGGCCTGGCGCACGCGCAATTGTACGCTGCCCGACGATGACCGCTTGCTCGCACGATATGTCCGTTGTGGCCCGCAACAATGGAGGCGCCTTAGGGTGATTCTAGAGCCGTTTTTCGACATCGAAAACGGTGTCTGGTCGCAGCGCCGTTTAACAGACGAGAGGGGTGCCGTTGAACGACACCGCCAGCAGCAGATTGAGAAGGGTAAAGCGGGTGCTCTGGCTAAATCACTGAAAAGGCAAGGCCGAGGCAAAGCCGAAGTTAAGTCCGGCTTATCTCCTGCTAACGCCCAAGGTGAAGCAGAAGGTGAAGCCGAAGGTCAGCCGGGCGCAAGCTCCCATCTCCATACCCACATTCCGTTAGATAAATCTAACGGCGCGGAAGTGATTCACGTCGATCCGAACAAGAAGTTTTGGGACTCGGCGAAATCCTACCTGGGGCAGACCCGGAAAGATCCCGGCGCACTCGTCAACATGTGGCTCAAGGCTCACGGCAAGGAATTGACGGCTAAGGCCCTTACTGCGGCGCAGATAGAGAATGCTGTCGAGCCCATTGCTTACATCGAGGGATACTTCCGACGTCATGCTGCGGAAGAACAACCACTGGTGGGCATATGACCGAATGGCAGCCGCAAAGGCCCGGAAAGCAGCTTTGTCCCAACTGCTCCCACAAGCGCAAAAACAAGCGGGATAGGTGCTTGAGCGTATCGCTCGAACCAGACGGGACATGGCTTTGGCATTGTCACAATGGTTGCGGATTTGACGGAGGGACAAGTGCTTCACGAGAAACATCAAAACTGGCTAACAGCACGAGGGATTTCCGCCGATCTCGCTCAGAAATTCGGACTGGGAACGGTGATGCGCGACGGAGCGGCGTGGTTGGCGGTGCCCTATATCGAGCGCGGCCGGACGGTGAATCACAAGTACCGGCTGACATCCGAGAAGCGCCACCAGATGGACAGCGGGGCGCCGCTGACTTTGTGGAATCACGATGTTCTGTTGGAGGCGTCGGACAAGCCCGTGGTCATATGCGAGGGAGAGTGGGACGCAATGACGGCGCTGCAACTAGGGTGGCAGGCTGTCTCCGTGCCGAACGGCGCTCCGGCGGATGAAACCGACGACGTTGCCAACGCCAAGCGCTACGAATTCCTATGGCGGGCAAGGGACCCGTTGAACCGGGTGAAGAGCTTTATCCTGGCGACGGATGGCGACAAGCCAGGTCACGCGCTTCGCGCTGATCTTGTCGCGCTCCTCGGCGCTGATCGCTGTAGCTTCGTAGAATATCCATTCCCCTGCAAGGATCTCAATGAGGTTCTGATGGAATTCGGTCCCGAAGCGGTTTCGATGACTCTCAACGCCGCCAAACCTTACCCTGTGAAGGGCCTCTATCGCCTTTCCGACTTCCCAGAGCTTCCCGAAGTCAAGGGCATCCCGGTCGGGATCGACGTCTTGGAGGGGAAAATAGAAATAGTCCCCGGCACTCTCACGGTTTTCACCGGCTATTCGAACATGGGCAAAACTACGGTGATGAACACCATTCTAGCGCATGCCATTTCAAGGGGAGTCGTATGTTGTGTCGCAAGCTTTGAGACGATGCCCCAGCCAATCCTTCGCGACGGGGTCGCCAGAGCCCTCATTGGTTGCCAAGCGCACGAATTTTCCCGTCATGCTCAACGAAGCAGCGCTTACGACGCGTTTCAAAACCAGGTTACAATCATCTCGAACGCGCTGGACGAAGAGCTTGAATTTGACATCGATGCGTTCCTCGAACTGGTTAGGGTCTCGATCGTCCGTGATGGCGTCAAGCTGGTCGTTCTCGACCCATGGAACGAGCTTGAACACAAGCGTAGGCGCGATGAAACCCTGACCGAGTACGTCGGCCGCGCCATCCGCAAGGTGAAGGCATTCGCCCGTCAACACGGCGTAGCGTTCTGGATCGTGGCACATCCGACCAAGCCGCAGAAGGGGGTCAACTCGATACCAAGCCTCTACGACATTTCCGACAGCGCGAATTGGGCAAACAAAGCCGACTACGGATTGGTCTATCACCGCAAGGACAAGACCAAGAACGAGGCTGACCTCTCCGTCGTCAAGGTTCGCATGGGCCTTCCCGGCGCCTGTTGCTGCGAGCGAGTGATGTTCGATCATATGACCGGGAGAATCTCGGGCATCGACCGGCATGTCTGAGGGAGGGGAAATGAGCTACGCCGACACAATTCTTCACTTCGAGACGATAGGCCGGGAACGTGAGCTAACCCAGGCAGAAAGCCTCATTCTCGAGCAGGCAGTCCGCAGGGAAAGCATCGAACGGGGCAGGGTATTTCAGCTCTGGCTTCCAAGAGATGATCGGATGCTCATCAAGCTGGTCCTCAAGCGCCAGAAAGTCCCGATGATCGCAATCCGCCTGAACAGAACGGAGCGAGCAGTGTGGCGGCGCATCGTGAAACTCCGGAAGGCAGGGAAGATCGGCTATATCTCACCACCCGGCGGAACAGGAAGATATCCCCGCCAAAGGTTCAATGGCGAGCAATCAGGCATGGGAGCATGATCCCTCCGATTGAAATCAGCGATCATGCCGTGCTGCGCTATCTCGAGCGAGCCTATGGGATGGATATCGAAGCGGTGAAGACAGAGATGATCCATGCCGTAGAGCCAGCTATCGCATTCGGCGCCTCAGTCGTAATCGCTCACGGCGTCAAGCTGGTGATCCGAGAGGGAAAATATGTTGTGACGGCCCTTCCGAAGAATGCATGCAGGCAGAGGCTTCATGGCTGAACGTTCACCAGAAATAGAACAGCGCATAATTGAGGGATTGTCTCAAGGCATCCCGCTGGCTGTGCTTTGCCGTGAAGATGGAATGCCGTATGATCGCGCTGTCAGATATTGGATGGAGCAAGACGAAGTATTCGCTTCCGCCATCGCCTGCGCGCGCGAAACGGGATTCGATGTGATTGCGGCTGACGGCCTAAAGATCGTCGACAACCTGGATGAGGATCCGGCGAGCCGCAGGGTGCGATCTGATTACCGCCTTAAGCTGCTCGCGAAATGGGACCCGAAGCGCTACGGCGACAAGACCCTAATCGGCTCAGATCCCGAAAATCCTCTCCCTTCCGGTTTCGACGTTCGGCTGCATGGCTCGCCAACAAGTTGACCTTCCAGGCTATGCAGGAGACCTGTGGAAGCCATTCCGTCATCTGGCATGGCACGGCGGGCGTGGAGCAGCGAAATCCCGCTCAGTGGCCACAGGATTGGTTCTACAATCGGTAGAGCGTCATGAACGTGTCCTTTGTGGCCGCGAGGTTCAGAAGAGCATCAAGGATAGCGTTAAACGTCTCTTGGATGACGAGATTGCGCGCCTTGGATTGTCGAAAGCCTTCGTAAGCACAGAGACCGAGATACGCGGCCCGAATGAAAGCCTGTTCCTGTTCTCAGGCATCAAGGGAAACGCGAACGGGATTAAGTCGATTGAGGGCATAACGACATTCTGGGGCGAGGAAGCGCAAGCCTTCAGCCAGGCCAGCATTGATACAGTGGTTCCGACAATCCGTGCTGAAAAATCTCGGCTGATCTGGACTTGGAATCCTGATCTCGAGACCGATCCGATCGACGTAATGTTCAGAACCGAACCACCGCCGCGCTCAATCGTGCGAGAGGTGAATTTCACCGATAACCCATGGTTCCCAGATGTCCTCAGAGCCGAGATGGAGTGGGACCGTTCGCGCGACATCGACAAATACAATCACATCTGGCTCGGGAAGTACCGGCAGAACTCCGAGGCAAGGGTATTCAAGAACTGGAGGATCGAGTCATTCGATAGCCCGACGAATGTTGAATACCGCTTGGGTGCAGATTTCGGGTTCTCGATCGATCCGTCGGCAGCCCTACGGTGTTGGATCGATGGCACGCAGCTCTTC